CAGGCGTCACCACCTCGCCAGTGCGGGTGATTGTGCCCGCGTTCCCGCTCGACACTGTGGTTTGCTGCACCGCGATCTGGATGAAATCACCAGGGCCCATTCGCGCCTGGTCTGGTGTGGTCTGGAAGTTCACAGTCTTGGTGACGTACTTCCGCAAGGCCATGAAGTACCGCGCCACCTTGACCGCGTGGTTATAGCTGGTGCAGAACGCCGAAAGGTCGTACTCCTCCATCACGTCACCGGAGCCGTCCGCCCAGCTGGCGCGGATTGTCTTCATCTTCGGCAGCTGGTTTTTGGGGTTGGTGCGATAGGTGACGACGGCTTGCATCGGGCGACGGTTGCTCTCAGGCAGGTAATCAACCTTCAGTGAACCGTCGATGATGTTGCCGGCTGTAAACATCGCAACTGGGCTACCGCTTGGGATCGCAGGCTGCAGGCCGATCTTGCCGTTCTTGATCACCATGTTCAGCAGGAAGAATGGTGCAGTGCTCTCGATGAAGCCGCGCAGGTTCTGCCGCTCTGACAGCGCACCGTCGAAGAACAACCCGTTGGAATTGCAGTACGACGCGGCTGCCGAAATGGATGCCTGATCAACCATCGACACGCTCAGGTTGTTGTTGGTGGCCACCTTCTCAAGCAAGTAGGCCACCAGCTCTGGGAAGCTGTTGCTGTTGCGGGTGCCTGAGCCCACCCACACGTTCAGCTGATCAGCGCTGGTGATGTTCCGCGCGCTCTTGACCGACAGGCCAGCCAACGCCAGCCCTTCCCGCGTTGGGGACAGGTTGCGGCGAATCTCGTTGACATAAACGATCTGGTGCTCTGGCTGGTTGTCGCAGCTGCGGTTGATCAGGTTGCCGTAATGACTGACCTCCATGCACTGAGTATTCGTCTCGAAATACCGAGCTTCATAGTTCTGAACGACATAAGGATCGTTTTCTGGTGAAAATCTCGCCGTCACCTGGTAGGAGCCGAGATCAGGCTGGCCGTAGTTCTTGGAGTGAAACGGGTTGTCTTCGCCAATGGTGACTGTATAAAGGCAGTTGTAATACACCGCCCTCTCTGTAATCCACTTCGGGCTGATAGATGTTTGATTAGAAGAGCGCTCATAGCGATCCAAGATGTTTCCGTTCTCGTCGGTCTCTCCGTATTTAGTAATGTCGCTGCTAGAAGGATCAAATGCGTTCTGGCTGACCTGCTCCCACCCGCTTGAACCGCGCCGCACCCGGATCAGCAGTGTCATCTTCAGGCCGGCGCTCTTCAGGTAGCTTTTGAAGTTCATAACCTTCCCCAGCACTCGCCCAACGGGATGCTCGCTCTCAGGACCGAAGACTTCGTACATCCACGATTCTTTGTACTTTGCAAGTGCTTCCCCGCTTCGATAGCCCTGCCATGTACCGCCACGAGGCTGATACTTGCTGACCTGTCCCTCCTTAGGCTCCTGCCACATTCGCGGCTCGTATTGGCAATCGGAGCAAGCAAGCTGCTTACCAGCAAACTCTGCTGTCAGACCACCTCCTAAAGAAACAGACAGCTGATTGTTGACGCCATCGTCAGGGCTGTAGATCTTGGACTGCAGCCAGTAAATCGGAGACGAAGCACTCCGTCGCACGATGCTGGCACCCGTCAACGGCACAAACTGATACTCCGCTTCCGTGCATTTCGGATTTACCAGACGAATCCAGTTGTACTGATCCTGGGGTGTTGCACCCCTAACAGCAAACAACACATCGGAGCGCACCCAGCTTCCGTACTCGCCGTTGGTGTTCGGGAAGCGGTAGCGGATCGTGAAGACGGCAGTACGCATGAAATACTGCGTCATCGTGCCGCTGTTGAAGTTGACGTTATCGGCGTCAGCTTTGATCAGATCGGCGGGGAAGGGGATGCTCTGGAAATTGCAAAGTCCGTTGAAGCGTGCCCATACGTTGCTCTTGATCCCGATTTCGCACACCTCACAGCCACGGGTAGTGCGGAGGGAAGCCGCCGTAAAACGAACGGCAGGGTCGTAGCCAATACCATAGAAAGTTCCTGTGCCTCCACTCCAAGCCTCGTCCCCGCGCGTATTGGGGGTGGTTGAAATGATGACGCTCTCTGAAACCGTGCGAGGCTCGTAGTTGTCCACTACCTCCAGCAGACGAAGCGACGCACGGATGGACTTGGCATTATTATCGCTGCGACCATTGCGAGGAACAAAAATTTCTCCCTGCGGCGTGCGGTTTGATACTTCAAAGAGGTGTCCAGCAATCAGCACCTTCTCACCAATCTGAAACACCTCGTCGGCAGCAGTACATTCGGCATCCAGCTCTGAGTTGATGTCATCCTCAGGAACGTCATTTGGGAAGACGTTCCTGATCCACTGAGCGCTGATCAGAAACTCGGTCGGACTCACAAGGCCCTGCCGGCGAGCAAAGCCGGTGCCTACGCCAGGCATTCCGAAACTGGCCCAACCGCAAATCTTCTTGCGCTCTTGCCGCAACCGTGCTCGGCCCTCGCCAGGCTCTGTTGACGACGGCACGCTGATCACACGCCAGTTCACCCTGTACTGCGTGCCGTTAGCGACAGCATTTGATACGCCGAAGACCGTGTTGTTGCTTGGTGTGTACGCCTGCGAGAACGACGGGAAGCGATGACCGCTGGGATCTCCGCTGGCCCTGCCAACATCGTTTCCGTAGTGTTTGGTGAGATCGCCGGTTGCCTGGGTGCGCCAGTAGAACACCAAGTTCTGAATTGGCGCCACACTCAGCGCATTGCTGCCCAGCCAAATACCAGCCAGATCAGGTTTGTCTACCCCGAAGATGCCAACGGCATAGAGGAACTTTGCGGTCTGGAAGCTGCCCCAGCTGTAAAGGCGCGACCAGATCAACTTCGGCGCCACCACGACGCCGCCTGTCGTGCCGGTGTACCGCGTCCATACCAGCGGCACCGATTCGCCATGCGTGGCAATGTCGGCAACAGAGTCGAACCCGTAGATCGGGGCGTAGCGGTCACGCCCTGACTGACTGGCAAGCTGTTTGTTCTTGACCTGCCCAGGCGGCTCCGGTGGCTTCGGTGCCAGCAGATAGCTGATTGCCGTGAAAGCCAGACCGATTGCCAGGTTGATCAGGATCGGCGTGATGACAGGATCACACCGAATGTCGGGGATCAGGTCGTACTCAGCAGGTCGCACATAGTTGCGATCAGCGATCTGCTCTTTGAACCAGCGATACTCCTCCTCGCTCAGCCCGAGCAGTTGACAAAGCTCTCTCTCATACGGAAGCAGTGCGTACCGGCGGGAAGATGCTCCATAGGGGACCAAGCCACCTTGTTTGTGGCTTGACTCATGTGCATCACCCCGTCTCGCCATACAACCCCAAATGCCCAGCGTTGATTGGGTATAAGCACCACATCGCCAGTGTAGGTCTGGCCGCTGATGCGCTCACCCCAGTGGTACAGCTGCCTCAGGACAGTCCATGTCGGCTGCTCATACCAGCGCGGGTCGAAGTCAGGCGTGGGGATCTGCAACGCATCGAGTGTCAGATACACCAGCCAAATGCAGTCGAGTGCTCCGTCATCACCGCTGCCATCAGCGCCAAGCCGAAACGGACGCCCTAACAGCCGATCTACGAAATCCGCACGTTGCCGCTCATTGGCAACGGCCCAACCAGATCCTCGGTCAAGAATCGCCATGGCACCTCACTGGAAACAGCATCGAGAACGCTGGAAAGTTCGATGCGGACGCTGGTGTCTTCCACAGACCCCGAGCTGACCTGACCTGTGTAGCTATACACGGTGCTGCCGTTGCAGACCTCCTCGACAGTCACAACAGCACGCTGGTTGATCAATGTCGCTACCCACGACTGGCTTAGCGCGTTTGACGGCAGCACCAGACTTGCGGTGATGTTGTCGCCGGTGCGGTTGGCTACGGCACCGCTGAACCCGAAGGGCAGAAAGTCCCCCGCCCCCAGCTGTGCGTTCTGGTAAACGCCAACACCGGGGATGGTGAGGCGGTGGCTGACGATCAGTTCGCTCATGGCCTACACACCGATTTTCTTGCGAGCACTAGGTGCATTGCGCAGCGTGTTGAAGGTCATCGCTTGACCCATCTTGGCTGCATCCCTCATGCCGCGAGTGAACTGATCCTCGGTGACAAAGCGCATTCCGTTGATGTCGGTGACGTTGTAGTTGATGTCGAGGGATTGGGCTTGTTGCTGCCCCGCCTCCCCGCCACCACCAAGCACCTGCTCACCGCGAGCACCGGCGGCATAACGGCTCATTGCTGACGCCATCTTGCTGGAGGGGATGACGTACTCACTTTCGCCCGCCTCGCCGATCAGTGCGTTGGTGGGGCCGGTGACAAAGCCACCTTCTGCGT